CCCTTCACCTATGCTAATCAAATCACAAATGAAACTGAAAAATGATTAAAATTGCACAACGCAAGTGCCATCCTAGAGCCCTAGGGCGTGAGCCCTAGCTGCCCTAGGTGATAGGCCATCAGCTAATGCGTTGTGGTACAAGGTGGTGAACTCCTCGTACTCATCGCTTGGTTTCAGCTGATTTGCTGCCAAGCGGGCTTCCCGTTCTGGATAAAGCGTGAGCAAAATCTCAAACGCCTTCTGGGCCTCCGGGTGAACCACCAACCGGGACATTGGTGGGTCACAATAATCATCCATGGGGCCAAGCTGTAGTTCCTCATCAGTACTGTCCTCCTCGTCCTCATCATCAGCATCATCATCCCCCTCCAAGGATGGCATGTCATAGAACTCAGCCGGATCGAGGCTCAAGAACTGGCCCTCGGTTATTGCTGTGGTTGTAAAGACATCCAGGTGGAGGCCGGTCATGTAAACTGGCAAGAGGCCTGAGTCTGCGTCATCAATGTGGGGGACAAAGTAGGTCTCCCCTGTCGGTGTCCTAGTGGTCGCGCGAGAATAGATGATGTTATTGCCGACCACATACTGTGTATCGATGACGCCCTGGACCACATACTGAGCAATGTACCACTTGCCTTGCTCCACCTTCAGGCGGATTGTGCCATTGACAGGGCTGGTTGGTGTCTTGACAACCGCGTTGTAGGGGTTGCTGGAGTGGTTCACCGGATACTGGACTGTGGTGGTGTACCAGTCCTGTTGATAATTGTATGCCTGCGTCTTTGTCGCGTAGAACAGAACAGAAGAGACCCTGAGTGAAGGTGAGTTGTCCATGTGATCATATTGGGACGCAACCGCGAAGCCAATTTCCTCGCGCGTGGTGTTGTTGTACATTAGGTACATGGGCACGCGGTTCTGAAAGTGGTCAACGTCTATAGGCCCAGCGTTGGTTGAGACGGTGACATGATGGATGTTGTATGTGCCTAGCTGCACACCATTGGCGACAAAACCGATGCCATTGTTGTGGTTCTGGCCGACCGAGTATGTGTACCATGCGCAGAAAGAGGGAACATACTGCTCCACCGCTCCAAATTTCAGTCGCGTCGAGGACGTGACGTAGCACTGGGTCGGTCCACTCACTGTTGGTGCGGCAATCGCACGTGCTTCATAGGTCTCAGTGGAAATGCCTGTGTTACCCGGCGTGACCTGTTGGAAGTGTAGGCCACCAACCTGTATTGGCTCCATGTTGGTTGTAGTTGATATGCAAGGCATGTCTGCTCTAGCATCTGATATGGAGGCATACACATCAAATGTCGTGCTGCCCGCGCGGACCGGCGCCCCGGCCGCGCGCTTCACGAGCCACCAACCCCCGCGAATGAGCCATGAAAATGGAGGGGGGAGCACACTTGTGCCTGCCTGTATGATGGTGTCAGTAACCAACCATATTATCTCGCTCGCGGCACCGGTTGCAGCGCGTGCCATGCGCGAGTTGTTTGGCACCACGAGCTGGATCTTGCCATTGGCATCAGTCTGGATATGGGACTGCTGTGTGTCCTCGCCCTTGATGAGGTTGAGCATGCCAGGTTGTTGTGAATAATCCTTGAATTGCCACTCGGTCTCAAGCTCGGCCAGGAAGAGGCCACCATTGAATTGCTCATTGCGGTACGTTGACATTGTGCGCCCGAGGGTGTGGACTTCGAGCGTCCCCGCAAATGACATCATAGGATCCCCCTTGGTGTTGGTTTTGTACCACCCACCCTTAGGGCCCACCAGGTCTCGAGTGGTGAGCGTGAACTTCCCTGTCTTCCCAGGTGTGACATCCACGTGCTTCCTGGCCCCCAATGCACTCCAGGATGTCTGCGTTGGGGTTGAGGTTGGGTTCCAGGAAACACGCGCGACCGTGCCTGAGACAGCACTATCTCCCACAAGTGGTTTGAGGGTGACAGTACACCTTGTCATCCTGAACAAGGAGTAGGTGGATGCGTAGATACCAAGGGGGCCAAAGCTGTTGCTCCCTGTGGCTTCCTTCATGGTGGCTGGGTTCATCAAGCACGTAAGCTCGCATTCAATCTGTTCACTTCCGTTGGATCCAACTGTACCGAGGGTTGTGTTGATCTTCTGGAAAACCACACGGTTACCGACGCCCTGGCGGCGAGGATTCCTGCGGAAACCCTTAGCTTGGTTGGATAGCACCCGCACGTTGACCTGCGGCGCTTTGCTGTTTCCCCTGTTCCTCCGTCTACGCCGTCCTCCGACAGCTCCTGCCTGGTTGGCAGCTGTTCCATTACGCACCACGATGTTAGTCGTGTTGCGCGTGGCACGCCTGTTCTGCTGTTTGCGGCTAGCCATTAGGATTTGTCTTTGGTCCTCCCCTCCAAAGACGATCCAGCTGCTCATCAGTAATTTTAGGCAGGGAGCGGCCGTGCTCCAGGGCAGCGATGCACTTCTCAATGTAATCCTTGAAAGGATGATCTTCACTGTTGTGCATGAGGATCTTAAAGCTAAGGAGTTTCCCATAGAGGGCAAATTCATCTGGCAGTTTCTGGCATGGTGTCACCAGGCTGGCCCACAATTTCTCTGGGTTGGATGGAATGGGCTGATAGTTCTTTCCGACCGTGAAGCCGCAGAAGGATGCTCCAACGATGGAATCTGTAACCTTAACCTTCTCGGGCTTGACCCACATGCCAAAGACCTCTTTGTACATGGTGACCACGCGTTGGACGTAGTCCTCTGGAACACTGGGGGATGATGTGAGCCTGTCGTCTCCATACACGATGGTGTCATACTCACTCCACAGGGTTTCAATGTCCTTCCCCTGGTTGAGGTAGGCGAACTCAAAGGCCTGGAGCCAGTAGTTAACCATGTTGTTGTCCATCGTGGTGGAGATCTGACCAGAAGGGTTGCCCCTCCGTTGGATGGTCACCTCACCTGTTGGCATGAGCACATATCTGGTAAGCAGGTTTTGCACGTACCACTCATGGACGTGCCTGTATCTCTCTCTGTGCTGCTTGTTGATCTTCTCCCAGCGGAGGTCCTTTATGTGTTTCAATAGTGCGCGTGGGATAGTCCCATCGAACCTGGTCCAATCGAATTCAATGATCTTGTTCTTGTCGAGCCGACGCATCTTCTCGGCAAATCCACCGAAGAAGGGGGTCCACCCGCATTGCCCGCTGCTGGTGTCTGTGTTCTTCTTCATAAGATTATTCTGGTGTTGCTCAAGAGCGGCCCCGATGCGGGAGTAGATCACATCTGGGCATATTATCTGGCGGATATCGCCATCCTTGATTTTCTCCTTCTTGAGCTGCTCTTTCTTCAAGAAGCAGTACCAGAGCACGCGGGGGCGAGCGCCGGAGTCAACGCGTTTGAACTCGCGGATGTATGGGGCCCAACCATTACATTCGAGGTAGTCACGCTCGCTCTCATGGAGTTCACATTTCGGGTACCCTGGTGTTGAGTCAATGTTCTTTTCAGTTGCTGTTATGTGCATGACTCGGGTATCCTCGAGGAAGTTGTAGTGCTTGCGCCACTGCTTGTCGGCAAAGGCGCACTCCTTGGGGTAGAGCTCCCAGAAGCGTGATGGCTCTGCATATGTGAACTTCTCGAACGACTTGGTGTATGCTTGTGGGCCCCACACAGCAGGTGCAAAAGAAAGGTCTGGGTCACATGGTGGCAAAAGACCGAGCAGTGGGTCGTCAACCAGTTTTTCCTCATAGATAGGCCTGTTTATCGGTAGGTTGCAGACGACTGGGTAGTCGTCGGGCACGACGCGCCTCGATGGTGGTAGGCGCAGTGCCTCCCAGGCATCTAGTTTGTGGATTTCTGGGGCCGCTGGTTCTGGCCCCTCTTCCCGTTTTTTGGCACCCGACGCTGGGTGTAGGGAAGGCCAAATGATGGTGGAGACAGACCTCTAGATGCGGCATACCTGTCTACGAGACAAAGCATGGCAGGGCACAGTGGGGAGCCGATGCAGTGGGCAGTTATTGGGTAGAGAGGCCCAATAGCATCGACATCCGCGCAAGTGAGGGATTGTAGCATGTTCTCGACGTCCTTCACATCATATTCCCTCTCCATGTACTGGTTGAACGATGGTACCTTCACTTGTCTCTGGCCAAAGTTGGAGTCTGACTCAAAGGTCCAATCCTCATTGGGGTCATACCCGTCATCCATTGGATCCCACTCTGGAAAGCCAGCAACCTCCTTGTCGTAGAGCCTGTCCACCATATCACGAATTTCATCTGGTGTAAGCCCCGATTCAAGGAGCCGGTTATACTCTTCCTCAGTGAAGACAGGTCCACGCTGGCGGCGGGGTTTGGAGCCAGCCATGCGGAGCCTCCTGGCCTTCATTTTGGTCTTGCCCTTGGCCTGGTCATATTGGGGGGCGGATCTCAGCTCCTTATTGAGTTCCTCTCGCAGGATGGTCATCTCGCGGGCCATTGCAGCGCGAACTAGCCCGACAATGTCTGCTTGGGTGCTCGACTGATTGCACTTAGCAAGCTGCTTCTTTAACTCCTCAATCTCCTGCTTAAGTTTGTCCTCATTGGTGCTGCTCTTGGGGGGGTCAGTAACGTCTGCTTGGGTTAGAATCTGGGCTCCACCTGTGAAGCCAGTGTTAGTGAGGTGAACTGCCATAACACGCCCATCTGGGTTGACAAGCGGCGCACCAGACATACCATCCCTGGTGGGGACCGCATAATCAATGCAATCATCAACCTGATGACCTGGAACCACTGATTGGACAATTGCGCCCTCTCCATCTGGTGAGTAGATGCAAACCCACTCTGTTTCTATCTTTGATGCAATCTTCAGCCGTGGGTAGTTTTGCACCTGCTGGGGTATTTTCAAGAGAGCGATATCCTTACCCTCAATGTGGCGCACCAGGGTGGTCTGGTACTTGGCGACACCAATGCAGATGGACGCCACCTTGTGCGGGCCAAGCACATGCCCAGCTGTGACGATGTAGTTTGCGCAGAAAAATCCTGTCCCGATACCATCAGGGGTCTCAACGCGGACTACCGCTGTTGGGTTGACGCGCACAAGCGGTGGCATGGATGACCTCAGCTGTGCAAACCTCTTCCTCAATCCCTGCTTGAACCTAAAAAGTATGCCAGGTTTGACTGGATCTTTAGACACCACTTTCCCGTCATCGCTGCGAACCTCAATAGTTGCACCTGTGGGTGTTGTGATGATGGTGTAAGCTCGCACTGCGGCGAGCGCAAGGGCAATTGGCATGGCTGGCAGCTGCATGGTGCGAAGTACAATCGACACTACGAGAACAGCAGTGTTGATTGACGCGGCCCTGGAGTGTTGTATGAACTCAGTACTAGTGCAGCACATGCTGGCCAAAAATGTCCCAAACATGATAAGCGAGGAGAGGCAGATTGCTCCAAGTGGGTCGATGTGGGAGACCAGAACGCAGGCAATCTGGCAGATCGCACTCACAGCCGTCTGCGACGATGCGCTGGAAAGGAAAAGCCAGTCACCACCACTCATAGTTGCAGCGGCTAGGAAGCAGATCGATAGCACCCTCCGCTCCGACCTGTAGACTGACATAATGCCAAGTACAATGGTCACTATGGTCCAGAGGTGAGGGATCAATGTGCTAGCGATAAGCCAAGAGGGCGATGTGCGAACTGCATCCATGACCGTGGTCCTATGGGTGTGGATGATGCGCTTGGCTTCGCTCACAAAGTTGTCAAGCCAGATGTTCAGTTTGAGCATCTCCATGGGGTTGACTGACTCTGTGGTTGATGTTGTTGTCAGCCCGTGCGCGGAGTGCCAGAAGAGTGAGAAACCGAGAAACACCAGGGCAAATAGGGTGGTCCAGCTTAGAGCGAAGCGTGGTGTGGTTTTGTGCTCTTGTCGGTACACTGCCAACTGCCCTCGGAGGATCTCATTCTCGAGTTTCAAGTCGGATATTTCACGTGCTTTCTCAGATCTGTCATGCATCAGAGCGGCGGCAAGGATGGTCGGTTGATGGTCCGGAATGTGGTTGACCTCTATCGCTTTGTGGAGGCCATTCTCCACATCGAGGACAAACGTGCGCCATTCCCCTTCGCAGACAGTGCTCGCGGTTAGGACGCGGTCGGGTTTGAGAGTTGGGTAAAAGAACATCCGTGGCTGATATGTGATGTACCACGGGATGTTAGACCCGATCTTGCGAAGCTCATCAAACCACTCGCGGGCGTCAAAACGCGGCGTTATCTGGGCCCTGTCACTTGAAGCTATCGCCTCATCAGCACGGT